TACAGATGTAACAACGCTTTTACATAAAAGTAAATTAAGCGCAGTTTTCGCTCATCTGCCTTATCCAACAGTTCCACAATCAGTTTTTTGTAATCCATACCTATGTACCTCCGTTTCTGCACAACCCGAAACGAAATTCCTTTCATTATGTTACTACTTTTCAGAACAAAAATAAAGGATTTTACGAACATTTGTTCTGTTTCGGTTGTTTTTATCTGTCGTTACATTAATTAAAACGACAGCATTTTGGAAAAAATTACAAGAAACGGAGAATCGTCCGGTTTACCGGACACTTATTTGCTTGTCATTTGACAGGTGACTCGAACAGGTCTGTAATGTGGCATTTCAGACCTCTAGCAAGTTTTTCGAGCGTACAAATCGTAGGGTTTGAATCTTCGTTCATGCACTCTTGAACAGATGATTTTGATACTCCAGTCATAAGCGAAACTTGCCGAATTGACATGTTTTTTTGGTACATAATTTTATCTAATAATATCTTCATATTAATAGTATTTAGCATTTTTAAAAGAATATGTATTGGAGATGAAATAATGAGGTTAAAAGAAAATATTTCTGTTCGTTTAAAAGAAATAATGGATATAAGAGGTTTTCGTCAAATTGACGTATTAAACTTATCCATCCCCTATTGTGAACAATATAATATCAAAATGAATAAATCAGACATCAGCCAATACTGTGCTGGAAAAAACGAACCTACCCCCAAAAAACTCTTCATTCTTAGTTGTGTCCTAAATGTAAATGAAAAATGGCTCATGGGGTTTGATGTGCCAATGGAAGATAATACAGAAACTAACTCTCAAATAGGTAAACTGATTCGTTCACGTCGAGAAGAACTTGGAATGACACAAGAAGAACTTGCTTATCGCCTTGGATACAAAAGCAAAACAACTATTGCTAAAATAGAAAATGGAACTAACGATATTGTTCAAAGTAAAGTTACTGCTTTCGCCGAAGCGCTTAATACTTCTGTTTCCTATTTGATGAATGTATCAAAAATTCAAGCAACAATAGATAGCTATGAACACTCTTTAATTTACGAATCTTCCAAACTAAATCCAAAGGGAAAACAAAAAATCCTAAGTATCATTCAGGAAATGGCTTGTAATCCTTTATATAATGATAATTATCTACAATCTATTGTCTCTTATCAACAAAAACAGACTTTAAAAGGAGACAATACTATAAAAAGGAGATGCACATAATTGACCACAGGAGAACGAATAAAAGAGGTTAGAAATCAACTTGGAATAAGTCAAGTTGATTTTGCTGACAAAATTAATGTTTCTAAGCAAACATTATATAAGTACGAAAACAATATGGTTGTAAATATTCCTTTCAATAAAATAGAAGCTATTGCTCAACTAGCTAATGTTTCCCCTGCCTACTTGATGGGTTGGACAAATGAACAACTTGCTTCTACAAATCAAGATAAAGTTATCACAACAGATTATATGTCTAATGTAAAAGAAAGAATCTTTGGTGCTGTCACAATCATGAGTGAAAAAGAGGCTGAGAAAATTTGGGAATTAATTCAAGCTACTTTTATTTTGGGCAACGCAGAGGAAGTTCCAGCCGAACCGGAAGAAATTGAAACGTTAGAGGCTTACCAAAATGGAGACCCAGAATATCAACCTTGCTATACTCATGAGGAAATGTTAAGGGAACTTGGTTTGGATAAATAAATTAGGAACGCATCGAGCGTTCACAGGGCAAACAAAGCAAATACTTTTAATCGAGGGGGAAAATCATGGACTTCAAAGAAGAACTAAAGAATCATGTTAAGCGAATCGAGAACACAAAAGATACACTTCAAACCGAGGAAGCAACCAAAATGGCTCTCATCTTACCTTTTTTTCAACTGCTCGGATATGACGTATTTAATACCTCAGAGTTTTGTCCAGAGTATACTGCCGATATCGGAATCAAAAAAGGTGAAAAAGTAGACTATGC